ACAGAATGGAACGCCCGGCTCCACGGGCTGGTCATCTTCCGCGCCCTGCTGGACGATGACGTCATTGCAAAATTGGTTGACCTCACCGACCGGATGGCCGCTGCCCCCCAGAGCACGGGAGCTGTGTGCGACGCTGCCGCTTCCTTCGAAGCAGCCCTCTTCGAGCACACCACCAATTTCGGCGAATACCTTTCCGCTGCCGTCCTCGAAGCCGAGACGGTCTGCGTCCGGCAGGCGGCTGTCAGCGAAGTGCCGCCCGTCTTGCAGACTGCACTGGACAATGAGCTGGACCTCCTGCGGCAGCTGTGCAGCCTGACGCTGGACGAGCTTCTGGACGCCGCCGGTGCCGCCGACAAGCTGCCTTTCCTGCCCCGGTGGGAGACGAAGGCCATCGACCTCCACGCCGCCTACGCCCAGCGGATGAGCGAGGTGGGCAAAAAGGGCTGCGGAATGTTCGCCAAGCACCACGTCTTCACGGTCGAGAACGGCCAGCTGGTGCCGGTGCGCTACCCCGACCCCCAGCGCCTCGACGAGCTGCCGGGCTACGAGCAGGAGCGGGAGAAGGTCATCGCCAACACCCGCGCCCTGCTGGCCGGGATGCCCGCCAACAATGTTCTGCTCTACGGCGACGCCGGTACGGGCAAATCCAGCACCGTCAAGGCCATCGCCAACGAGTTCGCCGCCGACGGCCTGCGCCTCGTGGAAGTCAAGAAGAACCAGCTCTATCAGATCCCCGATCTGATGGACAAGCTGGCGGCGAACCCACTGAAGTTCATCCTCTTCATCGACGATTTGAGCTTCACGGCCAACGACGACAACTTTGCGGCCCTGAAAGCCATCCTCGAGGGCAGCGTGGGCGGCAGAGCCCGGAACATCGCTGTTTACGCTACCTCCAACCGCCGCCACCTCATCAAGGAGACCCTCTCCGACCGCACCGGCGATGACATCCACGAGGCCGACACCCGTCAGGAGCTGATGAGCCTTTCGGCCCGGTTCGGCCTCACCGTCACCTTCCAGCGGCCCGAGAAAGCCCGGTTCGAGGTCATCCTCACCGAACTGGCCAAACAGCACGGCATCGAGATGCCCCACGACGAGCTTCTGACCAAGGCCGAAGCCTTCGCCATCCGTGCCGGAGGCCGCAGCCCCCGCGTCGCCAAGCAGTTCATCGAGCAGTGCGCCGCAGGAGTGCAGAAGTAAATAAAAGGAACGATTCAAATCTTCGACAGTTCCCTCATGGAATCTCTCTGGAGGCATTCTCTTCGGATGCCCCGGACCACAGCGCCGGGATCCTGCAAAAAATGCGAGATCTCATACCGCGCAAAAGCGCGGCCTTCGTCTGAAACGAAAATTTTTCCCTCCGCAAAGCTTACGGTGAAGCCCCGGAATTCAAATGCAAGGCCGTTGTCCGGTTCGTTGATGGTGTCGCCCCAGACAGCCCGCTTCAGGGCCGAACAAAGGCGGTATTCCTCTTCCGTGTGGAGCCAGAGTTCCGGCGTCTGGACACTGTGCTCCAGCAGGAACAGGTTGGTAAAATCCCTTACAAAGCCCGTTTCTTTGGCCTCGATGGGCCGGTTCAGCTGCTTCCATTCCCGGATGTCGAAGCGGTAATAAAAGTTTCCTTCCGTCCCTCTCCGGGGGCTGACCTCTGTGATCGCGCTCCGGCGGACGGCGCTGTATTTCGTGACTTCGCCGTAGTACCGGACACCTGCCTGTGCGCCGAACACATACTGCGACTGGTAAAGGGCCACATAGCGGATAGGAAAATCGCTGTCCTGCAGGCGCTCTGCGGGGATGTAATAAAAGCAGTCCTTCCGGCAAATATCCAGCTGCTGCAGGCTGCGCATAGTACCCACCAGTACATCCCGCACGGCCCAGTCCACTGCTTTCAGCTTCGCTTCCAGTTTCTCCATCTAGCCCGCCCCCTGCTGTGCTTTGTTTTATTGTACCGTCTTTTCTGCCGGGAGGCAAGATGCAGATAAACAAAAAAATCCGTTGTCATCTGACAACGGATTTTTGAGTGGAGAATTAGGGACTCGAACCCCAGACCCCCTGCGTGTGATGCAGGATGACTTTTTGATTTTTAGAGCGATAAATCGCATTTTAGAAGCAATTTGCTACAGATCTGCTACAAACGACTACTTTTATCCTCTATTAAATTTTAATATAGGCACCAATCTCAACAACAGCTTTCATTTTACACATTTCGTCAATTTCAATTAAAATCCACATTCTTTTTTGTCAATTTCGTAGAACGTTTTTGCCCTTGACAAATCAGGCTTTTTGTGCATGGAATTTTCACTCACATGTGCTATAATGAATAAAATAGTATTCTAAGGTGGTGTTAACATGCATACAACAAAGCAAATGGAGGATCTACAGATAAGCTATACCTCAGCATTATGTGCAGCTGTTGACATCTCCTATGATACACAGCGACACGATGACGACAGCACTGATGCGATTATAAAAAAGACAATTTTCCTATCCAATGGTTGTCGTTTTTTCTCGCAGTTGCGAATCCAATTAAAAAGCACTTGTTCTCCTTCGCAGTATACGGATACTGGAGATTGTATTAAGTATACCTTAAAGGTCAAAAATTATAATGACCTTTGTACTCCTTCTACAATGCCTATTATTCTATGTCTCCTCATTTTACCAGAGGATGATTCAGTTTGGGTCAACTGGAGTACCGAAGATCTTCTCATTAAAGGTTCCATGTACTGGCTTGATCTTTCATCTGCTGAACGCTCACCAAACGCAGAGGCTGTCTCTGTTTCCATTCCGAAATCCAACACTGTCAGCCCAGAGACTCTTCTTAATCTTTTAACAAAAATAGCAAAGGAGGAGTGGCCATGATTTACTCAGTCAATCTAAAAAAATTAACCAAAAAAATCAACCCGTTCTCGTTTGCTAAATACTTAAAGGATACTGGTTGGACGCAATTTCAGACCAAACGGACTTATATAAAAGTTTTTCAAAACACCAAACAGAATGGTGATTTTTTTCAAGTAACAATTCCAATGGAACAAAGCCTTTCTGATTACCAAGAAGCTATGTACACCGCAATCGAAACAGTTGCATTTGTAGAAGGTCAATCAGCTGAGCAGTTGCTTTTATTTTTGCTTAATCCCAATACTGATATTCTAAAAATTCGTTTAGATCGCAGCGATGTTGAGGCGGGTAACATCTTATTTGATGACGCTATCCGTATTTATGAAAATGCAAAAAAACTTATCGCTGCAACCGCTCAGGATATTCTTCATCCTAAAAAGTATCATCAAGGGCGTTGTGATGATGCTATATCTCAATTTATTGGTAATTGTAAATTTGGACAAACTGAGATTGGCAGTTATGTTGTTTCCGTTGTTTGTCCGTTTGCTGAATTAGATGACTCCGAAAGATATAAGCAGTTAAGTATTTTTTCTGAGGAAGATCAATGCGCAGATTCATTAACACGGAAAGTCACTAATAGAATCATGTCGAATGTATCTTTTATAAAAAGAACTATCGATGATGGAGATTACTCTAAACTCAGCGATTCTGATAATATCAGTGCTAATTTTTATGATGCCCTCTCTGGTTTGAATCTCGATCAGGATAATACTAACCTTGAATTTATTGCTCAGTGGTCTCCTGCTGTAAAAAAGAATCGTGCGGACTGTGATCGGATCATGCTTTCCAGCAGTTACTATGAGCCGATTTCTGCTGCCACATCGCAATTACGAGAAAGTGTATCAACCAAAACTAAGATATTAGGACGTATCAAGAAGTTGGAATCCTGCCCTGATCCAGAAAAGAGAAACACCGGTAAAATTACAATTGTTTATCTCAACGATGCTGATAAACCACATACTATAACTGCTAATCTAAACAAAGCAGACTATGAAAAGGCTATTGAAGCTCATGGTCACGGAAATCACGTTGAAATCATTGGTGACATAACCAATAGCGGAAAACGAAATGCTTCTATTACCTGTGAATCTTTTGCTGTCCTAGATTGAATATTCAGCACCAGAAATCAAAGAAGTCGTCAAAGGCACATTTAGTATCTTTGGCGACTTTTTTGTATGGAAGAAACACAATCGTATCATAAACTATCTCGACTGAAAAATTAGTTAATATGTTTTTGCAGATAGTGCAAATGCATCCTAAATATGTTCCTCCAACCTGAGTGCCTTTCTAGCATAGCATCATTTACATCATCGATCTGATTAAGTCCAATCCTTCTTACTGCTTCCATCGCTGCTTCTCTCTGGCTCAAATGCCGCTTTCCAACAGTCAGGCAGTTTGCACCATCCAGTGTATCATACTGCTGGAACGCTCGGTTGAAGTCCATCAGATCATGCAACCGGATAGGTCGATTCGTCTCATTGTCCACCAACAGACCCCAGTTTTCCCAATGGCGGTCGGTGTTGCCCACTAGATAATCCAGAATGTTCATCATATAGTATCCGTGAGCATCCAGTTCCAGAATTTTATCCAGCGTATTCCAATCATGGTTTGTGCAGTAGACATCATAGGCTGCATACGTCACAAGGCTATACTGCTGTGAAGTCATAATTTTGCTGATGGAAACTGGCTCGTTCTCAAACATCCCCTGCTCATACAGAACCTGATGGCAGTCAAAGCATCGACAGGTTTTACTTGCCAGCACCTCACGCTCGACTGCATCCTGTCCGCCATCTTTATAAAGATAGAAGCCATCTTCTTTGCGCACCCACGCTTTAGGATAGCAACCGCCTGTGGACAAATCATTTGCCAAGAGATGTGCATTTGTCACAGTCATCTGATGCCCACGCAGTGCAATATCCACAAGAGCATTGCTTAAAGAGTGTGTGTAGAGATTGATATCCTCAAATCGGATATTCTCTTTTTCTCCTTTTACCCAGAACACATCCAGCAGGGACAGGCAATGGTACGAAAGCGCAATCTGTGCGCGCTCCCGATCCGTAACATTCTGAGATGCGCCGATACTATTCAGAATCTCTTTTGCGTAGGTACGATCCAGCGTTAGCATACGGGATGCACACCAATAATAAAAATTGGTTACATTATTGATTCGATCCTCAAAATCATCCGATTCTTCCAGCACCAAATTGTATGGCATAAAATCTTCAAGGTAAATCTTGCATTCACCAGTCGTGCTTACCTGTGCCACGCACTTTTCCGTGTGCATGATATGATAGACTGTTGCTTCGCCCATTGCTTTCACCACCTTATTTGACTAGCACACGCTTCCTTTTTACTATTGTACCGTCTTTTTACTTGCAAAACAAGCCTGTTCTGCACACTGCAATCCAAAAAATCTCACCCAGATAATATAACCATGATACGAAACCTCTGAGCCGAAAGACTCAGGGGCTATTTTTATGTCTGGAGGTGATTTTCCATGCTGTTCCATATCATCGTTGTCATCATCACTATTACGGTTTCGTTCTAAGCTGTATCCGCGCAGAAAGGAGATGTCCCCATGAACTTTTTACCTGAGCTCATTCAAAAACTTGGCACGGTTCTTGTTGAAGTCCTCGTGCTGATTGCTGAAGAAGTCGAAAAGAAAAACTAACGAAAACAAATCAAAAAGGAGACTTTACTATGTCCGCAAATGTTGAAACCATGTTCTCTGTCCGTGAGACCCCTTGGCATGGCCTTGGCCGCATCGTGATGGATGCCCCTGCAAGCCGTGAAGCCTTGGAGCTGGCTGGTCTGGATTGGCAGGTGGAAAGCCGCAACATCTATTCCGGCACGGGTGCTATGATCCCCGGCTATCGTGCCAATGTCCGCAGCACGGATGATGCTGTTCTGGGCGTGGTGTCTGACCGCTACCGCATTGTGCAGAACGAAGAAGCATTCCAGTTCACCGATGACCTGCTGGGTGAGGGCGTTACTTATGAGACTGCCGGTTCTTTGCAGGGCAGCAAAAAAGTCTGGATGCTGGCAAAGTTGCCGGAGAAGTATATCATCGCCGGAGATGAAGTGACCCCATATCTTGTGTTCTTCAACAGTCACGATGGCAGCTCTGGTGTAAAAGTTGCCATGACCCCGGTTCGTGTGGTCTGCCAGAACACCTTGAATCTGGCTTTGGGTACTGCAAAGCGTATCTGGACTGCTCGCCATACCGAAAATGTTCTGCTCCGGGTGCAGGATGCTCGTGAAACCTTGCAGCTTGCCAACAGCTATATGGGGGAACTGGGCAAAGGCATCCATGAGCTGACCACAATCAAGCTGTCTGACCGCAAGGTGCAGGAGTTTATCAACGAGTTCTTCCCTGTCGCCGAAGATCTGACCGATGGCCAACGGAAGAACAACCTGCGCTTGCAGGAAGATTTGAAGGCTCGCTATTATAACGCACCTGATTTGGAGTGGGTCGGAAAGAACGGCTGGCGGTTTGTGAACGCTGTTTCAGATTTTGCCACCCATGCAGACCCCATCCGCAAGACCCGGAACTACAATGAAAATCTGTTTTTGCGCACCGCAGAGGGCAATCCGATGATTGATAAAGCTTATAAGATGGTGCTGGCCGCAGCATAAAGGAGCGAATCATGAACGATGTAAGCAACCGGGCCGTTCGGGAATTTTCTGAGTTCCTTGATAGTGTCGAGAAGAATTTTCCGAAACCTATTTCCAGTACGGCCTATGAAATTACGATGAAAAGCACAATCGTCAGTGCTTTAATCACGCTGGATACCGAAAAGAAGATGGATGAGCGTTTCTGGAACCATCTTCGGGTGCAGCGGAACATTCTGGATTTCCTGTATACCCTGTGGCTGGATGATGACCGCACCTTGGTGGACGCGTTTTCCACTATTATCAAAGACTTGGTGGAATATGATTTCTCTATCGCAGAAGAACAGCTGAAAGAGAGGCTGAACATTGCATGAAAAGGCTTGTATCTACATTGAATTTGACCAAAGAAGCTTGGCTTCGCTATCGCAAATGTGGCATTACCGGCACGGATGCTGGTGCCATTTTGGGCCTGAATCCGTATCGTTCTGCATTTCAGGTATATCACGATAAAATCAGCGATACCATTGAGAATATCGACAACGAGGCCATGCGGCAGGGTCGTGACTTGGAGGATTATGTGGCGCAGCGGTTTTCCGAAGAAACAGGCTTTAAGGTGCGTAGGGCAAACGCTATCTATCAGAGCGAGGAACATCCGCTGCTTCTGGCAGACTTTGACCGCCTGATCGTTGGGCAGAAGGCCGGACTGGAGTGCAAGACGGTCTCGCCTTTCTCTGCGGACAAGTGGGCGGATGGCAAAATCCCTACACATTACATGGCTCAGGTCAATCACTATCTGGCTGTCAGCGGTTTTGACTGCTGGTACATTGCTGCTCTGATTTTTGGGAAGGAGCTGGTGATTCACAAGATCACAACCGACCAAGAAGTTCTGAACAACCTCATTGCCAAGGAAGAACACTTCTGGAAATACAACGTGATGCCCGAAATTCCGCCTGTACCTACCGGAAGCGAAGGGGATACACAGCAGATCCATCAGCTGTACTCTGCAGATGATCGAAACAAAACTGCCGATCTGAATCCCATCCGCAATCTGTTGGATAAGCGGCAGGAGCTTTCTGATCAAATCGAGCAGATGGAACAGGAGAAAACGGCCATCGAGCAACAGGTCAAGCTGCAAATGCAGGATGCCGCTTATGGCACAGCACCGGGCTATAAGGTATCGTGGGTATCCTCCGAAAGTAAGCGTGTGGATTCCCAACGTCTGCGGAAAGAACAGCCGGACATTTTCAACCAGTACAGCAAAAATGTAAGCAGCCGCAGGTTCACCATCGTTCATGCGGCATAATTGTATGGCGGCAGAGAGCAGCTTCTCTGCCGCCTTTTTTCTTGGAGGTTTGATTATGGCTACAGAAAATCCATTCGTAAAATTATTTGCTATCGACTTCAAAGATCATCTGGAAGTCAAAAAATCCGGCAACACGGAACTGAAATATGTAAGCTGGGCGTATGCTTGGGCGGAGGTAAAAAAGCTATATCCTGCTGCCAGCTACGAGGTCAAGAAATTCAACGGCCTGTCCTATGTTTATGACCCCATAACCGGCTTTATGGTGTACACCTCGGTCACGATTGAGGGAGTTTCTCACGAAATATGGCTGCCTGTACTGGATGGCGCAAACAAAGCCATGAAAGCTGTGCCTTACACCTATACCACCCCGAAATGGGACTACAATCCTCAGACCCGCCGCCGTGAAAAGATCGGCATGGAAGAACGTACCGTAGAAGCAGCCTCCATGTTCGATGTGAATAAGGCTATCATGCGGTGCTTGGTGAAGAACCTTGCTATGTTTGGCCTTGGCCTGTACGTTTATGCCGGAGAAGATTTGCCGGAGGATGCCGCACCGCAGCCGGAGGCAGAACCGCAAAAGCAGCCGAAACCGAAATCCACCAGCCAGAAGCAGGAACAGCCGCCTGTGCCCTGCATCTGCGCCCGGTGCAATCAGCCCATCAAGAGGGTCAAGCTGAAGGATGGCTCCATCATGCAGGCGGCAGAGTTTGCAGCCACCCATGAGGGGATGTGCGCAGACTGCTATAAGGCAACCAGATTGAACGTAGCATAATAAAACTGCTCTATTTCGATGTCACTTGATTCTTGTATGATTCTATATTTCATGGTACACTTACAGTAGTAAGTTCTGAAAGCTCACCTCTGTGAGCGGAAAGGAGCATTGCATGAAAGATTTAATGTTTCCTGTTGGAATCTCGAATTTTGAGAAGATTCGAGAAGGCGGGTATTATTATATCGACAAGACCAATCTAATTTCTGAACTTCTTAGCGGAGGTATCGCTGAAGTAACATTGATCACTCGTCCTCGCCGTTTCGGAAAATCCCTTGGTATGAGCACTCTCGCAAATTTTCTGGACATCCGCAAAGACAGCAAGCAGATGTTTGAGGGATTGGCGATTTCCAAAAATACGGAACTTTGCGAAAAATGGATGAATCAGTGTCCTGTGGTCTTTTTCTCTTTCAAGGACACGGACGG